TCTTGTGCTAGTTCAGGAGACCAAGTTGCTCTCAACTTTCTCTCTGTTACAGAAACAACAACCTCATCAAGTTCGAAAGATACTTCTCCCATTTCAGTTGCGTATTCTAAAGTGTCATACGTCATCCAAGATGGAGTAAAAGTGGCTGCAGTAACACTATCAAGAGTTCCTCCAATGTAACCATCGAAAGTACTAGCTGAACAACTAACACAAGCTGGAGTTGTAAGGTCAAGTTCAACTAACAAACAACCACTAGGGTCACAAATGTCAGCACCGTAATCAACAATACCTCTTCCATATTTTTGTGCTACCAATCTAAATGGTACTGCACCATCAGCAGCAACAACGTTATTTCCACTACTGTCACCAGCAACAATTGCAGCATCAGTAGTAATGTGTAATGAAGCTAAGAATGTCTCAGTGTCCATTTCATTACCATCTGGTCCTGTTAATCTACCAGCACCTGCATTGGTAAATCCAGTAATACACATTGTAACTGATCTCATAGATCCATCAGCCGCTAATGGTTGATTAGCGAATGCTGTGTCAACAGTTAATCCACTAGCATTTATAACCACTGGGTTAATTCCTGGTGCGGGTACTGTATGTATATTTGCCGTCCCTTTGGATGCATCAAACAATCCATCATTATAGAAAATATCGTAAAGATTCTTTTCTTGTAATTGAGTTAGTGTTGAGTCACCACAAGCTGATATGACACATTCTGGTAATGCACCGTTTGAACCATTATCCGTTCCGTTTAAAGGAGCGTGGTTTCTACCAGATGTTTTTGGTACAAAGTAAAATAATTTTCCAATTGGCATGTTCATCGCTTGTACCGATACGATATCATTCGCCAATAATTTTGAGAATACTCGTCTTACGATTGGAAAGACTACAGTCTCAAATGAACCTGAAGAGTTTGAACTCGTAGATTCGTTTAATAGAGAAGAAGCTTGGTTTTCATACAACTGAGCAATGTTCTCTTTTACGTGACCTTTTAAACCTTCTAGGAAACCAATTTTGTTCCACTTAGAAATAGTTTTAGATCTTATTTGTTTCAAGTGTTCAAGTCCTATATTTCCGACTTCACCTGAGTTTAATAAATGTCCCATTTTATTTTTGAGTTTTTATTTTGTTATTATTTTTATGATATTCTTTTCATTAAATCTTTAATAGCTGAAATTTGTGGATCTACATAAGCAGTAGACTCATTTAAATCAGATTTAGAAGATTTAACAGTTTTGTTAACTTTATTTTCTACAGACTCACTAATTGGTGTTTTACCATCTAATTCAGACTTAATAACCTTATAAATAGATTTAGATTCTTTTACTGATTCAGTATTGTCAAACCTTTTAAGAATTTCCATTTTTTCTTTTTTAGTTGTCGAATGTTCAGTAAACAATCTATTTACATAAGCTAAGTTAGTATTAAATAACGCCACTTCGTTTAGTTTGTCTTTAAATACGTTAAGAGCTTTTTTGTATTCGTTATTTTTACTTTTTAACTCTTTGTATTCTTTCATCATTTTTGTTTCAGAAACTGTTTCAGTTTTTGGTTTTCTACGAACAACTGGTTTACGAGCTATTCTAGATTCAGAAGTTTGTCTATTTCTATGTCCACCCTTTCTTTGGCGACCTTTAGTTCTAGCTAATGTATGATCTTCATCCACTAGTTCTTCTTCTTCATTGTAGTGACCTTCTTCCATGTCATCAGTTTCTTCTTCCATTGTGAAAGGACTTTCATAATCTTTGTAATGTCCGTCAACATCACCAGCTTTATGACCGTCTCTTCTTTTGTACTCATGAGATTTACTACCCCACATTTCCGACATTTCAGATTCCTCATCCATTTCGATTTCGTAAATAGTTTCTTCTTCATCCATACCACAACCTTCACACACTGATTCCTCTTCGTCAATTTCTTCCAAAGATTCTTTAATGTAGTAAGCTGCACCAGTTTCGTTATCTGTCAAATGAATTCCATCAGAATCTTTAACTACCTCTACTTCATCGTCTGGACCCAATTTCTTAAATACAGTAACAACTTCATCGTCTGAAGCCATTGTCATATCTAATACATCGTCACCCATACCTAATTCCATATCCATAGGTTCAAGATCTAATTCTAGTTCTTCACCCTCATCACCGTCTAAATCTAGATCAGTATCAAGGTCTAATTCTACGTCAGCCATTTCTTCACCATCATCTGGTAAATCCATAACGTCCATTTCTAACTCTTCAGATTCTTCTTCAGAATCATCTGTTAATTCATTGTCAAGATTTAACTCAACGTCTTCCTCATCATCTGCGGATCCTTCTAATTCAATATCGTCTAATTCAATAGTTTCTTCATCTTGTTCTTTCAAAGACGACTCTACGATACTCTCAATTTCTTTCGACATATGAGCCGAAAGCATTTCTTTCGTGTTGGCTTTTAAGGCATCCTCTAAAGACTTAGCATCTAACAAAGCCTCTTCGATGATTGATTTTCTTTTTGTAGCCATTTTAATTTTTTTTTAAAATTATATTTTATTATTGTGAATGCACTATTATGCATTTTTTAATAAATATGAAAAAAAAAAAAAAAAACTTACTTTTTGTTGTTTTTTTTAATCTAATAAAAAATTATCTAATGAATTGTTTAGTAATTTGTTTTCATTTTTTTTATTAGACTCCGACATTTGTTGTTCTTGAGATGGTTCTTCATTATAAATCCAAGAACCTGGTGTTGATGGAGAAGTTACAATATCCCAACAGATTAATTCGTAATCATCTTGTACAATGTTTTTACCATTTTCTTTTTCTAACGAACCAACACCTCTTGATGAAACACCTATCTTTAATCCTTTTCTAATGTAATTGGCAACTCTATCTCCTTCACATGAAATTATTCCTTGATTAACAAAACCAGGTGACATAATTATTTCAAGTTTACCCATTAATACGTTACCTTCCCACCATAAGTCTACAACGTTGTGAGATATTCTACTTACAGCAACTATCGAACTCTCTGGATGATCTGCTTCACCCATAGCCCTTTTATCTTTAATAAGTTTAAGGTAATTTTCAGCTTCTTTTCTTAATAAGGATTCTGGGTAGATTCTTTCATTCTTATTTTCTACACCATATTTCTGCATTACTGCGTAGACAATTAAAGGGTCAGATACTATTGGTTGACCTTGTGATAATTTATTAACTTCATTAACAAATTCTTTATTGTCTTTTGGTGAAATATATCCTGCGTCGTATTCGATAAGGATACCTTTTTTATTGATTTCGTTTTTTTTAATTATTTCCATAATAATGATATCATTTATTTATAAATATACCATTACAATAAAAACTCTATTTTTTAGTTTTATAAAAGGTGAAATAACTATTATTATCTAAACAGTTATTTACAATTTCGTGAATAATAGTTTTAGATGATTCTACTAATATTGGTTGATTAATAGGTAACCCCTTTTTTTGATAGAGGGTTATTTCACAAGACATAAAACTTCTTTTTGTATTTACAAACCCAGAAGTTCTCATATCTAAATCCACAATATACTTATCATTATGAAATAACTCTTTATTAACATTAGTGTTAATATTTTGTTTTATTTTTTTTCTTAAACCACTTACTACTGAATCGTAATTAGTGTTTTCGTTAATATCGTTTATCTCACCCCAAGCTGTGAGATTTATATATATACTTTTTGACTCTTTATTGTTTACAGTCCCTATTTTAGTTTTATAATTTGGGACTAGTTCTAACTTCAATTCCTTTCCTAACTTCATTCATATATATTTACATTTTATTGTTATTAATAACAAGTATAGTAATAATATAAATTAAAGTCAATTAGGGTATTTAAAGTTATTCAGAAGTTACAGATACAGACTCTTTAAGTTCGTAAACTTTATTGATGTCATCAATGTAATTCTCATTATCAAAGTTCATATTTAATAGTTTATCTTTAACTTTGAGTAATTTATCTTTTAAGTCAATATCAGAAGATTCAGATAATCTATTATCAATAGTATCAATACATTCTCTTTTTAAAGTAGAGAACGTTTCTTCTTTATCATTATCATCACCATTTAAAATAGTTCTTATAATTCTTTTTTCAGACTCACTGATGTCGGAGTATTTATCATTAAACTTATTAACAGATAATTTAGCTAACACACTTGGAGGTAATTCAGAATCAATTTTTTCTGTAACAACTTCTTCCTCTTTTTCTATCATCAGATGTTTAATGTAGTTTATAGATTCAGTAATTTTATCTATGTTTGATGGAGACTTAGTAGTTTTTAATAAAAAATCTATATGTGAATAAAACTCATCATTTTCTTTAATAATATTTTTACCACTTAAGATATTAATTAATTTTTCGTTAGATTCTATTACTTTATTTTCGTTTAATGATTTTAATAATGTAATATTTTCCTTAATATAGTCTTTAGCTTCCGATGAATCATCGAACTTTTTTGTTTGTAAATTTTTATAAATTAAGTACTGGTTAGTTAGTGTCTTATCTTCTTTAATTAGTTTAACGAATTTAGAAAATAGTTCTTTACCACTTTTTTCTTTTTTTAATATAGACTCTATTACAATAGTTTTAAATGTATCTTTTATATTACCGAAATTTTCCATGTTTTTTTATTTATAAATATCTAGATTTTTTAAAAAATTACTCTTTAATGATTTTATCTATTTCTTTTGTCATATCTTCTATGTTTTTATTTAATTTAGATGCGTCTTTTTCTACTGAATCTAAATCATAGATATGATCATTTTTTTCTAAACTTTCAGTAAGTCTTTTAAGGTACATACCTTGATATTTTTTTGTTTTTTCTACGTATTTTCTTCTATTCTCTTCAGTCAATAAGTTATCCTTTTCTTTAGTGGATTCTACGGCAGTTGCAGTTTCAGCAGCGGCTGCTTCACCACCAGCTAAACTATCAGCTGCGTCTGCAAAATCAGCACCAAAACCACCACCTTCTCCACCAGCATCACCTTCTTCACCTGAATTTTCAGTATCACTATCAGGAACCAAACTATTAAAGTCACCGTATAATTTATCCACCCTATCGAATAAACCAGTTTTCTTAATAATGTTAGCTGTTTGTTCCATTTCAGCAGAAGCAGCTTTTTCTAACCTTTGTTGTTCTAAGTCGTTTCTAATGTCTTCATCTGACATACCCAATATTTCTTTCTTACCTCTAGTCATTGACATTGCACCAAAACCATTACCTGCGTCTGCTACTGCATCTTTATATAAGGTAACTTTTAATTGAGTTTGTTCAATCTTTAACATCTCTGCTTGTGTGGAAGGGTTATTAAGTTATAGTGTAAAACTATTTAATTCATCCTCCAAACCTAAAATATATAAATGTATGATAGCAACCTTATTTAATTCTTGCAACATAGATTGCTGAATCCTATTAATTGTCCTTGCGAATCTTATATCTTGTAATGCTAAATTTTTACCATCACCGTTAACCTCCTCAAAACCTAAAAATGGTTTAGGAACCCTAAGTGCTGTAAATAATTTTTTCTGTAAATATTGTATATCCGCAATTTCTGAAAGATTAGTTGCACCTGGTAAAGTATCTATTGGACTAGGAGAGTTTGGGTCCCTAACCGGTATAAAATAATCTTGATCTTGTGCCATTTGATTATATCTAGTATCTATCTGCCCAGTATTTTGATCAATAACAGGGCTCTTTTTAAAGTTGTTAGCAATTTTTTGTACGTATGATGGTACATCTTGCTCATCAATGTTACCAACAAAGATTTTAAATATTCTTCTTTCAGGTGCTCTAGTTACTCTATATATTAACATAGCGTCTTCAGAAAGTAATAGTTGTTTCCATATACGTCTAGCCTTTTCTAACATTGATGTACCGTAAGGTAATCTTCTATCATCACCTAACAATCTAAAATGAGCTATTTGCCAAGCATTAAACTCAATATCTCTTTGACCCCAAACAAATTTAACGGGATTAAATTGATCCTCTTCTTCGTTTATAGAATTTTCACCGAACCCAGCACTATCTTTCCTAGTGATTTCAATATTTGGTAATTGTTTAACACCAGTTATACCTTCTTCACTATCTATATTTAAAAATAAAAAATTATCACCATATTTACATGTATTTCTAGTCCACATAGGTAATGTAGTGTGTATATCTAACCTATTAAAAAATAAATCTTCTAATATTCTTCTAACTCTTTTACTTTCTGAAAATATATTTATAACCTTATTATCTGGATTTAAAGTAGTGGACTCCTCCATCATTATATCTAAAGCTGCTGCGATTTCAGGGAAAAATTCCATCCCTTCAAAATCTGCATAAGAAGCTAATCTAGTAGTTTCATAATAAATTGAGTGTTGATAAATTTCGTTATCAACCTTTTGCCACATACCAGATAAATACTTATCTTGTTGTTGCTTTAATTTTTCGTAATCGTACTCTTCTTTTGATTTTGTTTTTAATAACTCTTTATCATTTAAAGAATACGTTGACTTATTTTGTGGTCTTTTTGTTTCTGGACCAAATAAATCATTTAACTGTTGAAATATAGTTTTTCTTGCCATTTTATAATAATAATGTTTTTTTTATAATAATAAATATCAAAAAAGTTTAAATGTTACTTAAAACCAAATAACCAGTTATAATCACCATCATTGTTATTGTCATTAGGGTTAGTTGGGATAGTTGAATTATTAGTAAGAGTATTATTATAAAAGGGGTTAGTATAATTTTTATTTACTTTATTTACGTCGTTTATTGAATTAGTATTAACCCAACCATCTAACATTGCCTTTGTTTGTTTTTCTATGGTTTCTAATTTTTTAAA